AAAACTCCACCCAGCACGAGGGCGACTGCCGCACGTTGCTGGTGCGTACCGAAGACGGGCTGCGAGAGCTGCGCGAGGACGGTACGTTGCATGACCCTTCCGGTGGGTTCGTCCCGAACACGCTGGTGCCGAGGCTCAACAAGAGCGAGGCCGACAAGGAGCGGGTCTTCGCTGTGATCGCCGAGTGGCTGGACTCCGAGGAGGAGGCGCACTCGCTGCTGCGGCACTTCGCCACCGCGCTGGCCCCGGGCTGGTCGGCGGTGAAGTACGTGCTGCTGCTGGGTGAGGGACGCAACGGCAAGGGCCTGCTGATGAAGATGCTCCAGTCGATCTTCGGCTGGGACTCCTGCTCGAACGTGACCAGGCAGCAGATCGCGGAGCAGTCACCGGTGGTGACCGAGCTCAACGGGAAGCTGCTCAACGTCGTGTTCGACGGGCAGGCGGAGTACGTCAAGGACTCCGGCATGGAGAAGACGCTGATCGCTGGAGAGGTGGCGCCGATCCGTCGGTTGTACGAGTCGACACCGACGCCGGTGCAGACCAACGCGCTGTTCGTCGAGGGCCTCAACCACGAGCCCAAGTCGAAGGACAAGTCCTCTGCTCTGCAGAAGCGACTGGTGCGGTTCGCGTTCCCCAACATCTACGCCTTGGACCACAAGTTCGAGAAGGTGATGCTGGCCGAGGACTCCCTCGGGGCGCTGCTGTCCCTGCTGATCGACCACTACGTGCAAGAGGACTTGGTGGCCGAGATGCTCAAGCCAACTCAGAGGGCGATCGCCTTGCAGTTGGAGCACATGTTCATCAACTCGCTCGGCCTGCAGTTCCTCAAGCACATCGAGGAGGCCGACCCGTTGGGTACCTCGGGCCTCATCGGTCTGGAGCTCAACGAGCTGGTCCAGCGGTTCCAGTCGTGGCGGATCAAGGAGAACGACCTGGGCAACTGGGCCGAGCCGGACGTGCTCACCCTGTTCGGCCCGATCATCACCACGGGGCGCAAGTCCAAGCGCATCGACGGCAAGGTCCTGAAGGTTCGGACCCTCGCCACGCTGCGCGAGGAGGCGCTCGCATTCATCGAGACACTGAAGGAGGAAGCAGATGACGACATCGACGCCCTGGTGGCGGAGTGATACGTACTACCGGGAGGACCCCATGCCGGGGCACTTCCTGTCGTACGCCGGCCCCAAGGGCGTGGCCCTGGTCAGGGCGTGGCCCGATGGCCGCACTGACCAGGGCTGGGGCCTGGTCGGCAAGGACGGTGGCGAGGGGTTCATCCCTCGCTACGAGCGTGGCGAGTTCAACGATCGCCGCGTGCTGTACGGGTTCAAGAACGGGCGCTGGAACTTCGCGTTCGTGATGAGGTCGGTGCGCCTGGTGTGCATCGACATCGACGGCAAGAACGGTGGGCTCGAGCACGCGAAGCGGCTCGGGATGATGCCTCCCACCATGGCGGAGACCAGCAAGTCCGGGGACGGCTACCACCTGTTCTACTCCGTCGAGGAGGAGTGGAGCCCGACCAAGGGCTTCGGTCTGCTCAGTGACCGGATCGGTCTGGAACAGGGGGTGGACATCCGGGCGACCGGCTGTGTCTACCACCACGCCACGCAGAGGTGGAACGACCGGACACCGGTCGCGCTGCCCGAGCACCTGAAGAAGCTGCTCCTGCACCGGGAGCAGAAGAACGCTGCAACCACCGAGAGGATCACCAAGATCCTCGACACCGCTGATGAACTGGAGATCCTGATGATGCACGACGAGATGCTCGCGGACCTGGCCAAGCCGATCCCCGCGGGCAAGCGCAACAACACGCTGTTCGCGATCGGCAACCACCTGCGCGAGGCGAAGGTGCCGGAGTGGGAGGAGAAGATCCTCGAGCGTGCCGGCCAGGTCGGCCTCAGCGACGAGGAGGCCGAGAAGCTGGTGGCCAACATCGAGCGGTACGGGGTGAACAACCCGTAGCAAGAGGAGCAGGGACGCGGCCACTTGGCTGCGTCCCTGCTCTTTTTTCCGGGGTAGCATTCCGGACATGTCGGAGTCCCTGGAGCAGCGGTCCCTCCTGTCGGAGGTCGAGGCCGTTCTGCAAAAAAAATTTTTGAAGGAAGACGCAGACCGCAAGCGGGTGCCGAGCACCGCGCGTGAGGCCGCGAGCAGCGAGCGGATCAGCCAGCTCGTGCTGCCCGATGAGATGCGCGCGAAGATGCCATTCACCAAGGACAAGTACCTGGTCCGGGAGAACCCGCAGCTGGTGCAGTGGGAGCGGGAGACGCGCAAGTTCCTGCGCCGGCTCTCTCCCGAGCACGGCCACCGGGTGGCGGCGGTGATGATCTATGAGTGGGCGACCGGGATCCGGATCACCGAGGCCATGGAGCTCGAGGCCAAGGGTGAGCCGGGCCGGGCCAGCTGGCGGGCCGACCTGCGCAAGATCAACCAGATCCTGCGCTTCTACTTCGACAAGCCGTACATGACCTACATCATGGGGCGCAAGGTGCCCAAGGCGTACCGGGTGCGGCCGGGCTACTACATCAAGCGGCACCGGCCGATGACGCTGACGCTCTACGCCGAGTACCTCGAGAAGACGCTGAACCCGTGACACACCGGCCGGTCAAGGTGCTCTCCGACGGCACCCGGGTCTACGCCGACTACCACCGCTACAAGCCGAAGCCGGCCGAGGATCGGGTCTACGGCGTCAACAAGCCCGAGGACCCACGGGCGGTGCGGTTTCACGGACGCTGGTTCCTGCCGCTCGACGTGCTGGCCGACGGTGACCGGGTGATGCCGGAGACCAGGCCGGACACCGACGCCTACGAGCACATGGACCGGCGCGGTGCCTGCGGCTGCGCGGTGTGCTCGCGGCCACAGGCCGAACGCTGGCGCTCGAAGTGGCGCCGGGAGCGGGGGCTGCAGTCCTGAGGGCTGCGACGGGCAGGGTCTCTCGGGCGAAACTACCCGCCGCAGCTTGGGGTACAGCCTAGACCCGCATGGTGTCCTGCTCGAGGATTACGGCATCGGAGACCGAGCCACCCTCGAGCCGGTTGAACAGCTGGCTGATGGACTCCAGGTCCTTGCCCATGATGGCTTGTAGGATCAGCGTGGCTGCGGTGTGGTCGAGAACGTCGGGTGAGTCCTTCCAGATCATCTGGACGGTCCCGAACCGCTGGCACCACAGCCACTGCAGTCGGGTGTCGAGACTTGCCCGGTGTCCTTCCGGCACCCGGCTGCGGAACTTGCGGACAGGAACGATGCTCACGGGAAGTTCACCTCCATCCAGGGCAGCATGATGATCTCGACCCACAGGTAGGCCACCAGGACCATCACCAGCCCGACGCCGAGCAGGCCGGGCAGGCGGCTGGAGGCCACGAGCTTGAGCCCGTGCGCCAGCTGCAACACCAGCGCGCCGACCGGGACGGTCAGCAGGATCAGGGCGCCGAGCACGAAGGTCTTCATGCCTCAGCCTCCCACTTCTTCAGCACCGGGCCCTCGACGTAGACGATGAGGTCGTTGTGCGGGGCCATCATGTCGCCGAGGCCGAGGATGGCGTCGAGGTCCTCGGAGGCCGGGCCGATGTCGAGCACGTCACCGGTGATCTGGCTGAACGCCTTGAGCTGGCTCATCCGATCTCGGCCTCCCCGGTCAGGTCGACGAAGTCGATCTCCACGACGGTCCTCGTCGCCGGGTGCGAGCCGGCGCGACGCTTGCCGACCAGCCGGTCGAGGATCATCTTGCGGGCCTTGTTGGCTCGCGTCATGCTACCGCGCTGGGCGGCGTCAGGCCGGTTGGCGATCTCGAACAGGTTGCGACAGACCAGCTCGTGGACGGGCACCTGGATCAGCTCGTCGTCGATCATCCGGGGGTTGTCGGCCACCGCCTGCAGCGCCTCACGGATGGTGACGGCCTTCATCGCCGTGCTCGCCATCGACGCCAGGCAGCCCGCAGCCGGTTCCAGCGGGGCCGGTTACGGCGCCTGATCCGGCGGCCACGGCGTGACCAGGGCCTGATCCGGGGCTTCACGGGCCGTGCCGTGGGCCTCGGTGCCACCGGGGCACTGGAGTGCCGGTAGATCGCGCGGTGCCGGTGGGACTTGACCAGGTCGACGAAGTCGGGGATCTCGCAGCCCGGGCGCCACAGCCACATGGTCACCAGCCCGGCGTCGTGGGCGGCCTTGAGCTTGCGGGCACCGGGCACCGAGTTCGCACCGGGCAGCGACATGATGACCGGCACCACGCCGAGCTCGTCGGCCATGGCCTTGACCTCGAGCCAGTAGGAGACCGGCTCCCCGGTGAAGGTCTTGTCCTCGATGCAGGGCACCAGCCCGGCGCGCTTGCACAGCAGGAGGCCCTCGCGCAGCGAGAGCATCTTGTGGCCCTGGTAGTGCAGTCGGTCGCACTCGGCGTTGGTCAGGCTCAGCATCGGCCGGGCGTCCCCGATCAGGCCGCGGCTGTCGCGCCAGCCGTCACGCCGGGTCGGGTTGGGCTGGTGGCTCAGCTGGCCGCGGCCCTGTTTGTTGCGGCGGTGGTCCAGGTCGATGCCGTCGAAGTGGCGGCGGCCGGCGCGGGCGATCGCCTCCTCGGTGCAGCCGAAGGCGTACGGCTTGCCGTGCGGCTTGTGGTAGACCCGGCGGCTGCCGATCAGCGCCTGCGGGATCTCGTGTCGTACGACGGTCATCGTGCCCACACTCCTGTCCAGTCCTCTTCGTAGTTCACTGAGCCCTGCTTGGCGTCCGAGCTCTGCTCGAAGAAGCGGCCGCCGAAGAAGTCCAGCTCCTTCACGGCCTGATCGGCGTAGCGCAGGGCGTCCATCATGTTCGAGTACTTGTCGTGCAGCGGCTTCGAGGTCCACATCTGGAGCTTGGAGTTGAACTCGTACTTGTAGTTCTCCAGACACTCGATCAGCCAGTCGCAGTTGGTCTCGTGGATGATCGTGTTGTACAGCTCCATCCGGGTCTGCTGGATGTCGGTGATGAGCCCGTAGTCCTGCTGCTTCGAGCCGGGGATCTGGTAGACCTTGTTCGACTTGGCCAGGACTGCGACGGTGCCCTCGAACTTCTGGCGCATCATGTCGGCCGGGGTGGTGTTCACGGCCTTCTCGTGGTGCTCGCCGTCCCACGGGAGGATCACGGCGGTGATCTGCTTGTAGTACGCCTTGGTGCGCAGCACGTCGATGTACTCCGGCAGCGCCTTGCCGTGGCCCTCGCCGCAGTCGTAGAGGAACTTACGGCCGTTGATGTACTGGAAGGCGACCCAGGCCGTGGCGTCGGAGTGCTGGCCCGAGGAGCCGATGTCGAAGACCACGAACAGCGGGTGCGCGGTGTTGAGGTTGAACTGGTGAATCCGCTTCTCGGCGACCATCTTCATGTACGCCTCGCCGTAGACGGCGGCAGCGTCCATCTCCTCGAAGGAGCAGTAGTACTCCTGCTCGAACATCCGGTCGTTGCCGAACCGCTTGAGGTAGGCGTCCCGGGTCATCTCGAGCTGGACCTGGGAGCGGACCGGCGGCAGCCCGGCACGCTTCATCTGGGCGTTCAGGTCGTCGATCGTGCGCACGATGACCTGCGCCTCGGGGTTGTCCTTCAGCGACTCCATCAGCTGCCACAGCGGGTTCTTCCGCTTGCCTCGTGGCGTGCTGACGACCATCAGGCGCTTCTGCTCGTGCTCGTTGTCGAGGATGGGGATCAGCCGCGGGATCGGGTCCTCGCGGCCGAACAGCGCGAGCTCGGTGATCGTGTAGTCCTGGAAGGCGGTGCCGACACCGGAGGTGTCCTGGCCGGACTGGAAGTAGCCCTGCAGCTTCAGCCGGCTCTCGTTGAAGAACCGGCCCTCCATGACCGTGCCCTTCCAGTCGACCATGTCCTTGGGCACGTTGTCCTGCAGGCCCTTGATGTAGGTGTTCGTGGCCGGGTCGATGTAGGTCTTGTCCCAGAGGATGTCGCGGATCATCGGGTTGGACAGACTGATGTAGACCCCGGTGGTCTTGGCAGTGCGGAGCCGGGCGTCACACTGCTCCATCGAGGCGGCCACGTCCTTGCCCGACTGCCGGGGCAACACCGCGAGGCCGTACCGCTTGGTCCTCCACATCTTGTGGAGTTCCTCCTGGTACGGCCTCGGCCGGTAGTGCACCGGAAAGGTGGGCATGGCTCAGCGTCGTCGCAGGATGAACAGGAGTGCGCAGACGATGCCCAGGACGATCAGAACGGTGAGCAGGATCCCGTTCACTTCTTGGCCGCCTTCTTCTTGGCGGGCGCCTTCTCCTCGGCCGTGGTCTCCGGCGCGGGCTTCACGTCGGCCACGTCCTCGCCGGTGACGATGGCCTCCTGGGTGGCGGGCTCGCCACCGGACAGGCCGGTCTCCTCGATCTTCTCGGCCCGCTCGGCCTCGAGCTTGTCGGTCTGCTCGCGGTTGGCCAGCTCGGAGCCGTTGAGCGCACCGGTGTTGGAGATGCCGTCCTTGCCGCCGTAGCCGCCCTCGGGCTCGGTGCGGACACTGAGCTCGGGCGCTTCACCGTCCGAGGTCGGTGCGTCGCTCTCGCGGTCCGGCAGCCCGATGTGCTGGCGGAACTGCGAGGCCGCCGAGCTGAGGGTGTTCTCGGTGTCTGTCGACATGGTTCCCTACTTCCTCTAGTGAGTCACTAGATTTGAAGGTTCGGCAGTCCGATCGTGCCGAACAGTGTGGTGAAGTCTTCCACATTTGTCCCATTTCCAGCCTTTGACGGGATGCCTGCCTGCGGCGCGTCGTCGGGCTTGGGAGGCGTGTTCCCGGCAGCAGCGGCCGGGGAAGTCGCCGCCGCTGCCGGGGGCTTGGCGGCCCGCTCGGCGGCGAGCGCGGTGCGCAGGGAGTTGATCAGCGGCTGCACCGGGATCGAGTAGCCCTGCAGCTTGCCCTCCACGCGCAGCTCGTAGGGCTGGGCCATGGTGGCGAACCGGTTGGCGAGCTCGACGTCGAACTCCTTGGTCTCCGGCACCAGGTCGGAGTTGTTCTGGAACAGCTCGATCGACTGGTGCACGGTGGCCAGGAAGTCCGCGGACTCCTCCATCTGGCGACCGGCCCGGTCCCGGACCTCGGAGACCAGGATGGACTTCACGGCCTCCTGCCACTCCCGGGCGTCCTCGGTCGACTTCAGCGTCTCCATGCCCTCACCCTGCAGCGCCGGCACGTCGGTGCCGACCAGCAGCCGGGGGTGCTTCTCGAGGGCGTCGAAGTAGGAGCCGTGCTCGTTGCGGACCTCGGCCAGCGCCGCGTTCTGGTAGGCGGTGGCGGTGTTCTCCTCGAGCTTGGTGCTCAGCTCTCCGAGCCGGGGGACGATGTCAGCGGCTGAGGCAGTCCAAGACGCTGGACGATCTCCACCGTCGGGTCCGGCTGCAGCATCTGCAGCATCTCCAGCAGTAGCTCCGTCGGGTCCGGGGGTGGCGGCGGTGCCTCCGGCAGGGGCCTCCTCGCCAGCGACAGGAGCTCCTGGTGTTGCTGCTCCAGATGTTCCAGCCGTTCCACCAGTGGATCCAGCAGCAGCGTCATCGCGCTCACCAGCGGCTGGAGCCTTCTCGCCTGCCGTGCCGCCCGGTGCTGCGTCAGCCTCCGGTGCCAGTACGTCCATGAGAGAAGCGAACGCAGCGTCTCCCATCGGGGGGAGCTCGACGGCGTCGGGGTTGTTGTTCGCCGCCTCGGTTGCCTGCTCACTCACCCCGACCATCCCTCAGCGCCTGGAGGGCCTCGGCCAGCTGCGCCTGGTCGGCCTCGGTGAACTCGAGCTGGATGTTGTCCAGGAACTGGGTGAGCCCGGTCTGCCCGAAGAACATCTTGTGCACCTCGGAGATCGCGGCCACCTCGATCGCCGCGTCGGGGCTCAGCGTGTCCCAGTCCAGCTCCCACTGGGTGATCGCCAGCTGCCACTGCAGCAGCAGGTTCTTGTAGTGGTGGGCGTTGTGCTCGGCGTCCTCCTCGGGGCTGAGGTGGTTCAGGCACTCCTCGTCGGAGGCGATCTCGTCGAGCAGCAGCTGGACCAGCTCGCCGATCTTGCCGAAGTAGGACTCCTGGTAGCGCACCATGTCGGCGTACGTCACGCCCTGGTAGGAGGCGATGATCCGGTTGGCCCAGGCCGGGGTGACCGGCTCGGTGGCCTGGCCGGCGGCGGGCTTGAGCACCTCGCGCCACACCTCGAGGATGGTGTGGAAGCTCGGCCCGTCGGGTGCCTCGCCGCCGTGGTCGATGAACTCCTCGATCTCCGCATCGGTGATCTCGGGAGTCACGTTGTCGCTCATGGTCAGTCAACCTTTCTGGCCAGCTGCAGCTGGCGGTATTCCGTCTGGATCGCGCGGACGGTCGAGCGGATGTCGTAGCACAGGACGTTCTCCACGTAGACCCGCTTGACCTCGTTGGGCACCATCTCGGAGCCGCCGTAGTAGTCCTGCACCTCGAACAGGTCGAAGCCCTGGTTCCCGGAGTAGGTGTGGATCTTGAACGGGAACCGCGGGTCCTTGTAGACCCCGACCTGGAAGGAGGGCAGCGTGATCTTGATCTCCGCCGAACGGAGCACCTCGTCACCGGCGACCTCGAAGGACTCGACGTAGTCGCCGTTCTTCACCGTCTCCACCCGGGAGCCGGACTCCATGTACTTCAGCACCCGGCGGCCACGGGGCTTGGGGAAGGCGGGCTTGAGCACCTCCTCCTGGTACCAGACCCGGCCCTGCTCGTCGATGCGGATGGGCTCGTCCTCGGCCTTGGAGTTCTGCCGCTGGCCGGGCAGCTCGAACTCGTTGGGGCCGGAGACCGGGAGCTGCGGCGCCGGCGGGGCAACCGGTGCGGCGTCCTGCTGCTCGGGCGGGTGCGGCGGCGGGAGGTAGATCTCCTCCTCGACCACCGGAGGCGGCGGAGGCAGGGTGCCGTCGGCCGGCTCCTCGCCCGCCTGCGGTGCACTCTCCATGAGCTTGGTGTACGCCTCGGCCAGCTCGGCGGTGGAGTACTCGCGGTAGTGCTTCTCGAACTTCACGCCGCTCTTCTTCAACGCGTTGAAGTAGGCGGCCTTGTCGCTCTGGCTCATGCTGCTCCGTAGGTAGGTCGGTAGCCCGATGTCGGGAACACTAGCAGCGAGATAGCGTGATTTGCGCACATACGTCCGCACCGCGTACGCGGCGTGTCGGGGCTCCCGTAGTCCGGGTGTAGACAGGATGTAGACACCCTGTAGACACCCCCACAAACCGGGCCTGGACCCACGTTTGTGCAGGTCAGGGGCTCGCCGGAGGGTGTAGACACATGTAGACACCCTTTTCTCTTGAAAGTGCTGAGAAATCCTGTAAGAACTTTTCGGCTTTTGGGTGTCTACATTGTCTACATCGTGCAAACGTGCAGGTCAGAGGCCCTTTTCGTGTAGACACCTCGGCCCTGCGAGGGTGACTACATGGTGTCTACGCTGTCTACGGCCGGGACAAATCGACCAGCGGCATCGGCACACCGTTGGCGCTGTAACCGTCCGCACCGTTGGCGGCGTTGCGGCCGTACTCGAAGGTCTCGATCGAGCCCTGCTCGTAGCCGACGTTCACGCTGACCGGGGTGTAGCGGTACTGCACCAGGTTCAGCTGGCCGGTGCTGGGCAGCACGGTTCCGTCCGCGGCGTGCTCGGCCTGGGCGTAGAACCGCCACTCCTTGAGGTCCTTGCGGATCAGCAGGAAGTCCTCGAGGTCGAAGGGCAGCCCGTCCTCGGGCACCGCCTTGCCGTCGGTGACCACCTTGGAGATGTCGACCCACTTGCCGTGCCGGTCCTGCGCGCGGACCCCGTAGCGCATCGTGCCGGTGAAGTTGCCGAGCACGACGTTGGCCTGCTGCAGGTGCGCCCAGGCGTCGTGGGCCCGGTTGGCGCCCTGGGTGTTGGTCTCGCAGCGCCAGTCGATAGCACGCTCGAGGACCTCACCGGAGTCCGGGTCGACGTACTGGTCCCGGCTGGGGCTGGCCACGTCGAACTGGTTGTCGAAGTAGAACAGCCCGTCGGGCCGGACCACCGACATCACCAGCCTGTCGCCGACCTCGATCTTGCGCAGCGAGGCGCCCTGCACCAGCCAACGTGACCAGCTGCCGGTCTGAGCCACGGTGTCGTAGATCCAGATCTCGTTGCCCCAGCAACCGGCTTCAAGCGGCTCGCCGTAGGGGTTGTGCACCAGGTAGTAGAGCCGGTTGTCCAGCTGGGAGGAGATCAGCTTCTGCTTGTCCAGCAGCGCCGACCACATGTTGGAGATCAGGTCGGTCAGCGTCTTGTGGTTCACGTTGTACATCGCGATCGAGGACTTCACCAGCTCGGTCTCCTGCGGGTGGTAGAGCGCGTTGTTCAGCGTCTCCACTCCGTAGGGCGAGCAGGTGCCCGGGGTGGAGGTGGTTTCCTCGAAGCCCATCAGCGAGACCGCGTCGGTCTGGGAGGTGACCTGCGCCGGCGCCATGTAGTAGGCGGTGGAGTAGCCGTCGACACCCAGGCACAGGATGGTCAGGGTGTCCACCGACTGCGAGTTCTGCCAGAGCTTCACGCAGGCAGGGACGAACAGGTTACCGGCGGTCAGGGTCTTGTAGCCGCCACCCTTGGACGCCGAGAAGTTGGTGTACTCCCCGACCTGGTTGGACGACCAGCGGATCACCGCGGCCGCGGCCGGGTCGAGCACCATCACCAACCGGTCGGCGGCCACCAGGCCGTTGGCGCCGGAGGAGGGACTGGAGTAGTTCTGCCGGTTCCCGGCAGTCGGCAGCGGCAGCGACGCGGAGGCGTCGATGTTCTGCGGGGTGTGCCGGATCCAGCCCTGCTCGCCGTAGGTCCCGGCGGCGGTGATCTTCTTGGAGTCCACCAGCAGGCCCTCGGGCGGCACCGGGTCCTGGTCGGACCAGGTGAGCATGTAGAGGTTCCAGGAGATCGCGCCCTGGGCCTTGGCCGCGTCGTACGCCGCCTGCGGCATGTAGGCCACCAGCTGGTCAGTGGCGACCTCGGGGTTGTCGATCGAAGTGCCGGTCGGCTCCCCGGTCGCGGAGTTCGACTCCCACTTCCACGCCTGCTGCGAACGCTGGGTCTTCACCACGGTGACCTGGGAGGCAGCCGACTCCCCGACCTCGTTGGAGAAGGTGTAGAAGTAGGCGAAGGAGTAGGTGTTCGCGCTCGCGGTGCTCGAGATCAGCGTGTTCGCGGTCGGGGTCTCGGCCGGCGGGATCGTGGAGGCCGTGCCGTGCGTGGTCTCGGTGCTCGAGGAGGCGTTGGCCGTGCCGGTCCAGGCGTAGGTCTGCGTCGTGGTCGGCGACGTGGAACCGTCGAAGTAGGCGCCCAGGCTGGCGGCCTTCTCGACCAGCTGCTCGTCGACGTAGTGGTACTCCCCGCGCGGGACCGCGGCGAAGGAGACCAGCTGGTCGGTCGCGGTGGACGCGGCGGGCACCGTCATCGAGCGGGTCAGCGCGGTCCAGGCGGTGTTGGAGTCGGCGGTCGGTGCCGTCGAGGACGACCCGGTCACCGCACCGGAGGCGTCGGAGAACTGCAGCGTGAGCACGGCGTTGCGGGCAGTCGTCTCGGCGCGCACCTGCAGCGAGCTCGACACGGTCGCGGCAGGGGTGGCCGTCCCGGCGTTGAGCTTGACCTGCACCGTCTGCGGCGGGTGGTAGTAGGAGGCCGAGGTCTGCACGCCACCGGCCCAGAAGTAGTTGGTGCCGGACGAGCCGTCGAAGTAGGCGGTGGACTCGCCGTAGGGCACCAGCACCACCTGGTTGAAGTTGAACCGGCACACCCCGGTGGCGCCCTTGGTGGCGCGGTAGAAGACCCGCATCGTGGTCGCGCCGTCCGGGGCGGTGTAGGGCCCGGTGGCCCGGCGGCCGCCGGTCAGCCCGACGTTGAGGACCTGGCTGGCACCGATCTGGGCACCGGTGGAGCCGTAGAAGTTGACCATGCACTCGAGCTTGGAGACATCGCTCTGGCTGACCAGGCTCTGGTCCACGGTGTACTGCTTGCCCGGGGTGGCCGCGCAGGACGGGCCCTGGACGTAGAACCGGTTGCCGACCGCACCGGTGGTGGAGTTCACCCGGCAGGCGGTGCCGTTGGCCTCCACCGAGTCGGTGCTGACGCCGTACGCCGACCAGCCGGTGATGCCGGAGGAAGGCACGTCACCCAGTGGCCGGCTCATCAGGTTGGACCGGGTCGGCGCGCTGGACAGGCGCAGCGACTTGGTGCCGGACTTGTGCTGGGTCGAGGAGATCTCGGCCACCGTGCGCCCGATGGTCGTCACCCCGGCCAGGGCGTTCTCGAAGCCGGGGTTGATCGCCTTGTTGGTGCGCACGCCGGTGGCCACCCCGGAGGTCATCCACGGGCCGTCGGGCTTGACCACGGCCAGCTTGTCGGCCACGTCGAAGTTCGGCCGGTTGATCGAGGAGAGCCGCCGCGCGGTCTTCACCGCGCCCACGGTGAACAGCCGCATCGGCTCCCCGGCGTTGGAGAGCGCGAAGATCTTGTTGTCGATCTGCAGGTACTTCACGTAGGTGGTGGCCGCGGAGAAGTTCAGCACCTCCTCGGTCTGCGGCACGTCGAAGCCGATGCCTGCCTCGGTCAGGTGGCGTACGACGTTACCTGCCACCGTGAAGCTGAGCACCCGGAAGCCGACGGTGTCGTCCTCCTCGCGCACCGCGAACAGGTACGCCTTGGTGCCGTCGTTGAGGAAGAACGCCTCGTGGCTCCCGACGCACTGCTGGCCGATGCCCACACCGGGCACGTCGTCGGCGGGCGGCACCGTGTAGGACAGGTAGCGCAGCCCGGGCCGGATCCGCAGCGAGCCGTCACGGTTGACCGACATGTTCTCCATGACGCGCAGCGAGGTCGGCTCGGAGAGTCCCGGGGAGTAGGCGGTCGACCAGCCGGTGAACTCGCGCAGGTAGGCGCGGCTCAGCGGCCGGTCGATCGGCGCGGGTACCCGTGCCTTGGGAGGCATTGCTCAGCCCCTGTCCGAGAGCGGGTGCCGGTGGAAGTTGACCGGCTCCAGCGTGCCCTGGACCGGCAGGATGAACGGGTTCTGGTACGGGGTGTCGGTGTTGTTGGAGTCGCGCTCCATGATCTGGTACATCAGGTCCTTGTACTCCGACTCGAGTGTCTGCGCGCGGGGCTGCATCACCGGGTCGGACTGGGCCACGTAGTAGGCCGCGCGCAGGATCACCACGTCGGGGTAGTCGAAGTCGATCTCCTGGTTGCGGACCTCGGCCGGCACCGTGACCAGCGGCAGCTCCGGGTCCTCGGGGTTCTCCGGCAGCCGGAACATGACCGGCTCCCGCATCACCGGGACCTGCACCTCCAGGCCGTCCTCGTCGACGCTGATGGGGCGGGAGAAGGTGATCTGGGTCTTGGTTGCCGAGCACCACAGTCCGGGCACCCCGGCGTACTTGTGCAGCGCGTCGCGGGGCAGGAAGTAGGCCCACACCTGCGGCCGGCCCTCGTCGTCGAGCAGCCGGACGGCGTCGTCACCGATGACCCGGACCCGCTTGGTCGAGGCCAGCGAGAGCACCTGGTCGCCCTCGACCACGTTGCCCAGGGAGATCACCGAGGAGTAGTAGCCCCACTCCTGCTCGAGTGCGTTGGCCCGCAGCGCGCGGTTCAGCTGCCGGGTGATCGACCGGTAGCGGTCGAGCTCGGGGGCGTAGGAGAGCTCCATCCCGGTCAGCAGGCCGAGCACCTCGTCGACGGCCATGTCCAGGGTGTACGCCACCTCGGGGTTGCTCACGTCACCACTTCCTCAGGGTCGCGCCCTCGGGGCGCTTGGACAGCGAGACGGTGCGAGCAGCCTCGAGCTTGGAGTCGTTGCGGGTGGTGGGCTCGAACTCGCCCTCGCCCTGCCAGTTCTGCACCTTGTCGCTGACGCCGGGGTTCTTCCATGCCTGGCCAGACACCTTGGCCGAGGCGGCGAACGCGGCCTTGGCCTGGTTCTTCTTCTGCTTCATGCCCTTGCCGGCCTTCTTCGACATCTCCCCGGCCTGGGCCAGGTAGTCGGCCTGCTGGCCACGGGTGTTGCCGAGGTTCGTCAAGGTCTCGCTGCGCTGGTTGAAGTAGTTCGTCCAGAGCTGCTCCTTGTCGGCGTTGGACTGGATCTCGTTGGTGGTCAGCGCCGTCCGGGTGTCGACGTTGAGGTCGGCCCGGGAGGAATTGGCCGAGCGCAGCGTGTCGAAGTAGTTGCGGGTCACCTCGGTCTGGTTGGCCTGCCAGTTGCGCAGCGCCATGATCTGGGACTGCAGCACGTCGGACTCACCGGCGCCGTGGGTCATCGCCTCGGCCACCGCGCTGTTGCGCTCGCGGGCCACGTTCTGGGCGTTGATGGCGGACTGCCCCGAGACAGCCTTCTCGTTGTCGGCGACCGTGCCCTTGAGCACGTTGATCCGCTGCAGGTAGCCCTCGTTGAGCAGCTTCTGCTGGTCGATCAGGATGCTGCTGACGTTGGCCAGCCGGGTCCGCAGCGACTTCTTGAAGTCGTACTTCAGTGCGTGCTGCAGCGCGGCAGCCTGCCCCTCGAGGGTCAGCGACTGCTGCCGGTACCGGTTGGCGGCCTTGTTCTTGGCGGCGTTCTCACGGTGGATCGCGCGCTTCTCGGCGCCCGACATGCCACCGCCGCCACCGCCGCCACCGCCGGACGAGGCGTGGCCGCCGCCGCCACTGCTGCCCCCGGAGGACGAGGAGCCGCTGGAGGAGGAGCTGCTGGAGGAGCCGGGGCCCTTGCTGCCACCGGAGGAGGTGTAGTGGTGCTGCGGCTTGGGCGCGATCGGGATCGCTGAGCCGTGCTTCTTCTTGTGGCCCTTGGGCAGCAGCCCGGAGTAGAAGTCGGTGAACGAGTTGGAGGCAGGCTTCTTCTTCGGCGGCTTGGCGCCGACCCCGAACTGCCCGTCGATCAGTGGTGCTCCTGGCATCAGATGTCACCCTTCTTCTTGCCGAGACCCAGCGCCTTGCGGAACTCCTGCGCCGTGCGGAAGCCCTTGGCCTTGTAGAGCGGCAGCTCGAACTCCTTGGCGATCTGGGTCCGGGTGTCGGCGTAACGCAGGTAGGCGTCGCGCACGTCGAGATCCGGCAGCGTT